AGCCCCTTTGAAATAATGGGGACAGAACAATCTGCCGTAGTAGGCATCTGCACTGCCCCTGTCATAGGGGCCTCCATGTCTGTACATATCACTCATGTGTAACCTCCGTTCAGTCGAGTCGAGAATTAGCATATGCTTCGATGCCAGCATCATTGAGTACCTTTGCATAGGCATATGCATAGGCTTCTTTCCGTACGATGGACTGGTTGAATTCACTCACCCAAATGTGTAGCCCTTTGGGATAGGCAGGCCGAGCAATGCCTTGCTCTTTCGCCCACTTGCCCCATGCAGTATTGCCCTTGAATTGCACCCAAGCAAATCCGCATGCACCCTCAGCCACGTGCCAGACTTTGCCACCAGCGATGGGGCAACCCTGAAGGTCAGACTCAAACACTGTCATCGGGGCAGGCAGTGCCTCAGTGCCTGCTTTCATGCCTGCCTTATGGGCTTGCTCATGTATCCGGGAGAAGATCGTTTTGTGCGAGTTACGTAGGATTTTCACTTGCATCATGTTTCCTTTCGGTAGTGTCGAACATTCGTCAGTGGAAATTTGCTGCTCTCATGTATATAAGGGGAAAGAATCGTGCCAATCTTAGGTGCAATGCAACAAATTGCCCTGAAACCCAAGCCCAGCATAGACCTAGGGTTTTCACCTAACTTGTTTTGGCATGGCTCTTGCTTCAATCCTGTACTCTGTGCCACGTTTCCCATATACACACGTGTATGTACATGTGGGTGTGTACATACATGTAGGTACATGATGATGGACACCCGAGCCTAAGCCCGAGTGTCCGAGTCTGCATTATGCGAGTTTCTGCAATTCAGCGATCAACTCAGCGACAGTGAAACCCTGCTGTTTTGCCAGTGAGGCCATGCTTGAGGCAAATGCACTCACATCTGACACATCCACCTCTGCAGACTCGCTTGCATCTGCATTATCCGAGGATTTTTGTGTCGCATCTTCGACAGTGGCGGTGGCCTTTTCCTCTGTCGCATCTTCGACAGTGGCGGTGGGCTTATTAGCCTTACGCATCTGCTGACGGAGGTATGCTGCACTGCAGGACTGCATGTCCAGATCTTTCATAAAAGACTGGATTTTGTCCCATTCAGTGGCGAGCCACATGGCATCGGATCGATCCTGCCGAGACATAATCCCGAGGGCCGTTTTGCTAACGAGTTTCCCGTAGTCTTTATCTGACGCACCGGAGACCGAGCGGAGTTCAATTAAGACTAGGCCGATGCCACGCAACTTTTCGAGTTGACCCTTGCGCTGTTTTACCATGGCCTTATACACTTGAGCATGATGCTCGATGGCTTCGCCGAGAGTGTGACCCTCAGTGCCGAATGTTCGACAGTAAATTGGGTCATTGTTACTCAGTGCAGGGATTTGTACGCCCTTGGCTACAGTCGTTACCTTGGGCTTACGGGTGTCTGCCTTGGCATTGGGGGAAACGATGGCGGTGTCAGCGATGATGGCGAGATTCGATTTCATTTTCCAATTTCCTTTCATTAGGTTTCATAATCAGAGGGCTGTATTTTATTCCCCCTTCACCAAAGGTTCAGGGGGTAAAATACTAGCCCTCATGAAACCTATGAAAGGGTTGCCGGTTGCCGATTGGCCCTAGCAAAGGCCATGCCAAACTTCCATGCAGGAAGCCAAAGGCTAGCGTGAAGTTTCGTATGTGACGAGGCCGAACCGATTCGGCAGATTCAGCCCAATGCAAAGGCCATGCCAAACTTCCTCGCACAGTCTGAAAGACCACGTGAAGTTTTGCACGTGTGAGGCCAAATCGACTCGGCAGATTGAGGTGAAGCACAACTCGTGCCAATTACATTGGCAAGTGTCGAATCTTCGTCACTAAAGAGGCCAAACCGATGGGGTGTATAGGTGAAACCATACACCGACCGGGGTCTGGTTTGTTATGTCCCCATTTTCAGCCCCCTCAGCATCCTCTTTTTACCACTTAACTGATTTTATATCAGTTAAAGGGAGGGGCTAAGTCATTGATAATACTACGTATTACGGCTGGCAACTCGGCAGTCATCGCATCATGATCGCATTATGACGCATGACACGTGATCGCTAGGCGCAAGCGGCCCTAGGCACGGGCGGGCGTGGGCCAGTGGGGGTCTAGCGTTATATGTATATGGCTTCTTACACAGATCAGGTATTTTCACAGGGTTAGTGCTTACTCACTTGCTGTACTTCACCTTAACTACCCACATTGTTAACTATAACACCTGCAGTCGTAGTGGTTAAAAATGTGTGGGATAGTGGTGTTTGGTGGGAAATGGTGGGTTGTGGTATAATGTGAGTACTGGCTACCTTAGTGGTACAGGGGAAGTGTTGGCAGGCCATGGCAACTATTTTCACATAAAAGTGAAAAAGTACTTGACAAGTGTTAAAAAAGCCCATATAACTTAGTACTGTAAGTGATTACATTTAAAATGTATTATAGTTAAAATATAAAAAAACATTATAAGTGTTATATAGTTAAAATATAAAAGAACACTTATATATAAAAACACTTACAAGTGATATCACTTACAAGTGACACTGACACACTCTCACCTAAACTATAGTATCTGTACTTAGGGATACTGTCTGTACCTCTTAATGCGTAGCCCGTCATAAAGAAAGTTCTTGACTGTGGCTAAAAAAACCTTATACCTTAGAGACAATTACGTACTTGAAGATTTCTATGAAGCTGTACGCACCAACAAACTAGAATCTTTACATGTACCACATAGTGATGTATTCTTTGTTCGTGTAGCCCTGAGGGACCGGACAGGGATACTGTTTCCTTTGGCAGATGTAGAAGCTGCCATGAAGAAAGAGGGATGGTCTGAGTCCCGTGTTCTAACTCCGAAAGAAGATTAAGCAAGTGAGCGACTTTCCTGAACGGTACAAGAAGATGGGTTTCACTGGCTACAACAAGCCAAAGAAATCTTCTAAGCCTGAGAAGAAGATGATGGTTGTAGCCAAAGAAGGTGATAAGGTTAAGCTGATCCACTTTGGTGATAGCAGTATGGGGCATAATTACAGTCCTGAGGCACGTGCTAGTTTTAAGGCTAGACATGCTGCCAACATTAAAAAAGGTAAGTTGTCTGCTGCGTATTGGGCTGACAAAGAACTATGGGCAGGGTCTGGTGGGTCTACCAAACAACCACCTAAATCTCAAAAACACGTGAAAGGAAAATGAGATGGCTGACGTACTAGGTAAAGTTTTAAAGCGACTTGGCAAGAAGAAAGTCGATGAGATGGATGAAGCTGCTAAGCGTATGGCTGGTTCTCCCGGCTATGACGAAGGCACTATGGAAGCACAAAAGGAAGTAGCCAAGAAGAAAGGTCTTACTGCAGCTGAAAAGAAAGCACTGCAAGAAGAACTCAATGCTCCTGCCAAAAAGAGTCGTACTCTTGAGCAAGTAGAAAAAGAGTACACACCTGCTGAGCGCAAGCGTATGGAAGAAGCCTTGAAGAAGATTGGTCGTGAGTCCACCAAGATGGCTAAGGGTGGTATGCCGACTAAGAAGTACGCCAAAGGCGGTATGGGTATGGCTAACTGCGGTGCTTCTGTTAAGCCCAACGGTGGATCAAGGAACAAGTAATCATGGCTAACAAACCACCTATCCCAAAGACATACAAAGGCAAGCCTACAGAGAATATGTCTGTACGTGAGTTTGAAAAGATGTACAAAGAACTTGGGTTGGATACACCAAGCAAGTACTCCCCTCCGGGTGACTTCAATGAAGAACCTGACATGGGCAGTGTCAAGAAAAAGAAAATGGCTGCTGGAGGTAGTGTGAAAGCATTTAAGCCTTGTGCTAGTTGTCCTACTCCTGCCAAGTGTAAAGCTGCTGGCAAATGTATGATGAAGGAAAAAAAGGGTGGCAAGAAAGCTGCATCTGGTATGTTGGTGATTCCGGTGAAGATGTCTTCTAAAGCACCTGCAAAAAAGAAGAAATAGCTATGCCACTTAAAAAAGGTACAAGCCAAAAGACCATCAGCGAGAATATCAGCAGGATGGTGAAGAAGGAGAAGCTGCCACAGAAACAAGCTGTGGCTATTGCTTTATCTAAAGCTGGTAAGTCTAAGAAGGTTAAGAAGTGACACAAGCAATACTACCTCGGTGGAAAACTGTTGGGGCCAACTTAACTCCTACAGTTGAAGAAGTTGTATATACGTGCCCCAACAATTTTACTGCCAAGGTAGATCTTGTTTTTGTAACCAACAATACAAACGGCAATAAAGCGATAACGATTAAGTGGTACGATCATACGAACAACGTAGACTACTTTGTTGCTCCTGCGTATACGATATCAGCGTATAACTTTTTAAAATTAAGTGACGGATATTTGATTTTAAACTCAGGTGACAAACTTAAGTTTACTTCCGAGACAGGCTCTACTATGTCTGCAATTGTATCTGTAGAAGAATACTTTGACCCGGCTAACGCAAATGGCAGCAACTAAAACAAAGTCACGAGTCAATGAAGCTGGAGTCTACACTAAGCCATCTTTACGTAAGTCCATATTTGAAAGAATCAAAGCGGGTGACAAAGGTGGAAAAGCTGGGCAGTGGTCTGCCCGAAAAGCACAGATGGTTGCAAAAGAATACAAAGCAAAGGGTGGGGGATACAAAAGTTGAAACCAACTCAAAAAAGTCTTAAAGACTGGACAGCACAGAAATGGAGAACAAAAAGTGGTAAGCCCTCGACTCAGGGAAAAGATGCTACAGGTGAGAGGTACTTACCTGAGAAGGCTATCAAAGCTTTATCTGCAAGTGAATATGCTGCAACTACAAAAGCTAAAAGAGAAGGCACTAAGAAAGGCAAGCAGTTTGTTAGTCAACCTAAGGAAGTGGCCCGCAAAGTGAGGAAATACAGATGAGAGAATTAACAGAGCGTCAACAGAAATTCCTAGAAGTCCTCTTTGAGGAAGCTGGGGGTGATGTTGTGCAAGCTAAACGTCTGGCTGGGTACTCCGATAATGTACGTACGTCAGAGGTTATCAATAGCATTAAAGAAGAGATCATGGAGCGTACGCAGTTGTACATGGCTCGTAATGCTCCTCGTGCTGCTATGTCTTTGGTTAGTGGTATGATTGATCCCACAGAGTTGGGATTGCGTGATAAACTCAATGCTGCTAAAGACTTGCTTGACCGGGTTGGTTTGGTCAAGACTGAGAAGGTTCAGGTAGAAGCTACAAACGGATTGATGATTCTTCCACCAAAGGAAAAAGACGAAGAGTAACAAATGGTATTTGAGCGAAGGACAAGTGCTGGTAAATTTATCCTCCCTCAGCCAAAGACGGCAGCAGAAACTGGGGAGTATGTACCCATACCAATATTGTCTAGGTACAGGAAAGTACCGTTTGGCTATGAGTTAAAAGAAGGGGATAGGTATTTATTTCACCCCATACCGAGTGAGTTAGAGGCTTTAGAAAAAGCCAAGGATTATTTAAAAAGATATTCCTCCCGGCACGTAGCCGCTTGGTTGACTAAGGTAACTGGCAGAAGTATTTCACACGTAGGGCTGTTAAAACGAATAAGAGATGAGTACGACAAAAGGGCCAAAGCTGGCGCACTTAGGGGATGGGCCGCAAGGATCGAAAAGGCCATCGAACTCGCTGCCAAATATGAGAAAACGAAAGGCTGCAAACAAAAGCCAGTCGAAGAAACCTCAGATACAGATTGAAGAGATAGAAGAACCACTGAGTGAAATCACTCAACATGCTGAGCAAATCGTATTACCCCCGGAGATAGCTGAACAGAATATTGTATTCAAGCCTAACCCCGGCCCCCAGTCAGTATTTCTTGCAGCACCAGAGCGTGAAGTATTGTACGGAGGAGCAGCAGGAGGAGGTAAGTCATATGCAATGTTGGCAGATCCACTACGTTACATGGGTCATCCGCAGTTTAGTGGCTTGTTACTACGACATACCACAGAGGAACTGCGAGAACTCATCTGGAAAAGCCAAGAGATGTACCCAAAAATCTACCCCGGCATCAAGTGGTCAGAAAGAAAGATGCAATGGGTTGCCCCCAGTGGGGCTAGGTTGTGGTTTTCTTACCTTGACAGGGACGAAGACGTACTTAGATATCAGGGTTTAGCGTTTAGCTGGGTTGGTTTTGACGAATTAACGCAGTGGTCTACCCCATTTGCATGGAATTACATGCGCTCTCGTCTGCGTAGTACCGCTGCAGACCTGCCAATTTACATGAGAGCGACTACAAACCCCGGTGGCCCCGGTCATGCATGGGTTAAAAAGATGTTTATTGACCCTGCCCCAGCAGGAAAAAGCTTTTGGGCAACGGATATAGAGACAGGTGAGACCTTACTATACCCCAAAGGCCACACTAAAGAGGGCTTACCTCTGTTTAAGCGCAGGTTTATACCTGCTTTGTTGTCGGATAACCCGTATTTGTCTGCCCAAGGTGACTATGAGACCATGCTTTTGTCTCTACCTGAGCACCAAAGACGGCAATTACTAGAGGGAAACTGGGATGTATCAGAGGGAGCAGCCTTTCCAGAGTTTGATAGAACGGCACATGTGGTCGAACCTTACGACATACCAAGAAATTGGATCAAGTTTCGTGCGTGTGACTACGGTTATGGCTCTTATTCCGCTGTACTATGGTTTGCTGTTACTCCAGCAGAACAAATAATCGTATACAGGGAGTTGTATGTAAGTAAAGTGTTAGCAAAAGACTTGGCTAGCATGATATTAGAGATAGAACAGAATGATGGGCAGATAAGGTACGGGGTACTGGACTCTAGCTGCTGGCATAAGCGGGGTGATACAGGCCCATCACTGGCAGAACAGATGATTTCAGTAGGATGTAGGTGGAGACCGTCGGATAGGTCAGCAGGTTCTAGGGTGGCAGGTAAGAATGAAATACACCGTAGGCTGCAGATTGATGAATTTACAGAAGAACCAAGGTTAGTTATCTTTAATAACTGTACTAACCTGATTTCTCAGCTACCAATCTTGCCATTGGACAAAAGTAACCCAGAAGACATTGACACTAAGGTATCTTTTGACCACTTATACGACGCTTTAAGATATGGTATTATGAGTAGACCACGCTTTAGTGTGTTTGATTACGATCCAGCAAACAATAGACCATCTAGGTTTATACCTGCTGATCCAACCATGGGGTATTAAATAAACAATGGCTGACGAAAATTTTATTGACTCCGACAATGTGAGTCTTAAGGATGTAGAAGATCAATTCCAAGAGGAGTTGTTTGTTTCTCCTGTGATCTCTTTTATTAAAGAGAGATATTCTAAAGCTGAAGACACTCGTCGCATGGACGAGGAGCGATGGATTAAAGCTTATCGCAACTATCGTGGCATCTATGGCCCTGATGTTCAATTTACCGAGTCCGAGAAGTCTCGTGTCTTTATCAAGGTAACTAAAACAAAAACACTTGCAGCATACGGGCAGATCATTGATGTACTGTTTGCCAATAACAACTTCCCACTTTCAGTAGAGCCTACAGTTTTGCCTGAAGGCGTGGTAGAAGACGTACACATAGACATGAAAAACCTCGGCCCTCCCGAACAAGGGGAAGGCTACGAGGAATCCCCATATGGGTTTCGTGGTGACGGCAGGGAGTTGCCTCCCGGAGCGACAGCCAAGACACTGACAGAAAGACTTGGGCCGTTACGGAATAAGCTAAGTAACCTTCTTGGTTTAAAAGAAGGGCCGGGAGTAACACCGACTGCTATTACATTTAGCCCTGCCATGGTTGCGGCTAAGAAGATGGAAAAGAAAATCCATGACCAGTTGGGCGAGAGCAATGCAAACAAACAGCTAAGGTCTGCAGCATTTGAGATGGCTTTGTTTGGTACAGGTATTATGAAGGGGCCATTTGCTGTAGATAAAGAATACCCCAACTGGAATGAATCAGGTGAATACGAACCTGTAATTAAAACAGTACCTGCAACTTCACATGTGAGTGTTTGGAACTTCTACCCAGATCCAGATGCTACTAACATGGACGAAGCACAGTATGTAATTGAAAGACATAAGATGTCACGTGCTCAGCTACGAGCACTTAAAAAACGTCCTATGTTTCGACACAATGTAATTGAAGATGTGATTGCAAGTGGCGAAGCATATCTTAAAAAGTACTGGGAAGATGATCTCAGTGACTATCAAACAAACCATGGCGTAGATAGATTTGAAGTACTGGAGTACTGGGGTGCTATCAGCCGTGAGTTCCTAGAAGAACACAATGTACCTATCCCAAAAGATCTAGAGGATCTAGATGAGTTGCAAGCCAACGTATGGTTCTGTAATGACAGAATCCTTCGGATGGTACTGAACCCATTTAAGCCTGCACGTATTCCTTACTATGTCGTACCTTACGAGTTGAATCCCTATTCAATGTTTGGTGTTGGTATCGCTGAGAACATGGACGATACCCAAACACTGATGAATGGTTTCATGCGTATGGCAGTTGATAATGCTGTGCTGTCGGGTAACTTGGTATTTGAAGTTGATGAGACCAACCTAGTTCCCGGACAAGAC